GCAGTAGCTTGTAGCTGGGCTATTACTAAGTATCCGTGGTTTACTGTTACATATGTGTCTTCTAACCCAACACTCTCTGAAAGGCAGTTGTCGGTTATTAAGAATATATTTAAGAGTGATGTTCACAGAGACTTATGGCCTGAGATGCTTAACTATGAAGTTCACCCTAGAACTAAAGAATTAGAGCGTAAGTCAGACAAGGTTTGGACTAAGACAGAAATTGCTGTAGACCACCCAGACCGACCGAGCAGTGAGAAAGACCCAACAGTGGCAGCTACATCTGCTAAGAGTACCAACACAGGTGCTCACTATAAGATGTGTATCTTCGATGACTTGGTTACTAACGAGAACTACAAGAGTGCTGCTGAGAGAGAAGATATACGAGAGGTGTACCAGAGCTACGCTTCAATTGCTACAACGGGTTCTATTAAGTGGCTAGTGGGTACTCGGTACGGAGACAACGACCTCTACGCAGACTTACAGGAAAGAGAGTTTGAAGTCTATGATGATGAGGGTATTGTCACAGAGACTAGACCTCTTTGGCAGTGGTTCGAGAAGACTGTAGAAGACAGCAGAACTAAGGATGGAAGCGGAGCTTATGTATGGCCTAGAGCCAAGATGCCTGATGGCAACTGGTACGGGTTTAATCAGACTGAGTTATCTAAGAAGAGAGCTGAGGCTTTTAACTTAGAACTGTTTTATGCGCAGTATTATAATGACCCGAATGCAGCAGATGTGGATAAGATTACTAATGACTGCTTCATGTATATACAACCTAACATGCTGGAAGAAAGACAAGGTAAGTGGTACTACGGTAATAAAGAGTTAAAGATTGCTTGTGGTATGGACTTAGCCTTTACGGAAGGCTCAGGTAACAAGATAAGCAAACGAGACTACACATCGATTGCTGTTATAGGCTGGGATGTAGATGGCTACTTATACATACTAGACTTACAGAGATTCCAGACAGCTAAGGCTGAGGTGTACTACCAGAAGTTAATCGACATACACACCTACTGGGGCTTCCGTGAAGCAACCATAGAGACGAATGCAGGTGGTAACGTAGTAGCAACCTTTATACAAGACGAAGTACGTAGAGAAGGCCATACGCTTGTTATATTGCACCAGAACAAGAACCAAAGGCAAGGTAGTAAAGAGGAACGTAACTCACAGCTATTCGAGCCTCTGTATAGAACCAAGAGTGTGTATCACAGCAAGGGTGGCTACACTAAGCTGCTAGAAGAAGAGTTGAGGCTTACGAGACCTCCTCACGACGATTTGAAGGATGCGGTGTGGATTGCTGTTAGCAACAGTAAGAGACCATCTAAACCTCGATTTGCAACGAATAGGAATAAAAAGAATCTAGTAGATGCCTCTAGTAGATTTCTTAACCGGAGAAGACGCGCTTGATTACGCTTAATACACAAGATAACGCATCCCTAGCAGGGGGTATAGCCTCTTACTGGCATGAATGGAACAGCCAGCGTGTCCCTGCTCTAAGTTTATGGGAAGAGATTGACAGATATATCACAGCTACAGATACTACCAATTTAGAGGGTGGTAAGCACTTTGACCACAAAACACACATACCAGTTACCTCAGAGCTATATGAAGACCTTGTAGCCATTGTGTACTCCACCCTTTTTCCTCACGAAGACTGGATGGGTTGGAAAGGTTTCAACATTGATGCTATTACCAAGGCTGTCCGTACTAAGGTGCTAGGCTACATTAAAGAAGCTCATATGCTTAATGGGTTTGATGTTACATTCTCTAAGATTGTAGAAGACCTGTGCCGCTATGGTAACTGCTTTGTGCAGGCTACATATGTAGATGAGACAGTCCTTACAGAAGAGAATATCGAAGCTGGGTACTCTGGCCCTAAGCCTGTCCGTATTAGTCCTTATGACATTGTGTTTAACCCTACAGCTAAAGAGTTTGCTAAGACACCTAAGATAGTCCGTTCAGTAATTACTCTTTCTGAGTTTATAGACTTATACGAGCAGATAGGCGCTCAGGGCGCTTTAGATGAAAAGGAATACGAACGTATTCTTAGCAACAGAACTGCTGGCCAGAACGACTACAGTGAGCGATACAAGGAAGCTCAGTACGTACCAGAAGGCTTTGGCAGTATACAGAATTACTTTATGAGTGGTTATGTGGAGTTGCTTTGGTTCTACGGGGACATCCTAGACGGAACAGAGGTTCGCCGTAACCGCTGCGTAATAGTAGCAGATAGGGACTTAGTAGTTCTTGATAAAGAAGAACTGCACCCTAACATCTTCAAAGGTGGATGGTCTGATAGACCTGATAACCTCTGGAGTCAAGGCCCGCTAGATAAAGTAGTGGGTATCAATTACATGATTAACCATAGAGAGAATGGAAAAAATGACGCTATTGACAAGTTTATCCACCCTGACAGAGCGTTTGTCGGTGATGTGGAAGAAATCTACGACGAAGATACAGGACAAACTAAGTACCTGCTACCCGAAGGTGGTAGCGTATCAGACATTCGCCCTGATTCTACTGTTCTTACTTTTGATAACCAAATAATTATGCACAGGGAGATGGCTCGTCAGAGTGCTAGACTCCCGCAGCAGCTATCTGGATTTAGAACCGCAGGTGAGAAGACTGCTACAGAAGTGCAGAGTCTTAATGATGGTGCATTCCGAGGCTTCATTAACAAAGCAGCACAGCTAGAAAGAACCCTGTTAGAGCCTTTCCTACGAGCTGAGATTAAGATTGCTAAGGATAACTTCTCTAGCATTATCAAGATTCTAGGAGAAGATGAGGAAGGTATTCTGCTTACCTCAGAGATTACAGAAGAAGACTTATCTGCTAAAGGTAAGCTTATCCCCTTCGGTAGCCGTAGGTTTGCAAGACAGTTACAACAGCAACAGGGTGTTATGCAGATTGCTAATACAAACCTAGCAGGTCTTATAGGGCAACATCTTAACACATACAACCTAGCTAAGACTGTAGAAACACTGTTTGGCTTTGACCAGTTTGAAATGGTACAGAAGCTAGCAGCTATAGACGAGCAACTGGAAGCCCAAGAGAAGCAGATGATGGCTGAACAACAAGCCGTAATGCAAAGCTCTCAACCTACTTCTTTAGAAATGCAAATGGAAGACCAGTATGAAGAACCAATTTAAAATACCAGAGTTCATCTCTAAGGCTTTTGCTGAGCTTGATAACCAAGAGCAGAAGCAGGAGCTAATTGAGAGATACAAGAGATGGGCAGATGGAGAGTTTACCACATTATACAAAGATTGGATGGAGGCTAAATATAATAAATTAGTTAAAGAGGATGAGGAGCAGAGTGACTTTGCTAGTTGGTTCTCCTTCTCATATAAGAAAGCCAAAAACCGCACTATGAGATTAACAATACGTAGTTTACTAGACAAAATTAACTACGAGATTTAGAGGTAATTTATGTCATCTAACCCAGATGTAAAAGAAGAATTGGAGGCAAACCAGCCAGAGGTCAAGGAAGAAGTAAAGCCGCTATTTGGTGGCACAGATAGCCAAGGTAAAGAGCGTATATTCCAGACTACGGAAGAAGCTCAACAGTCTTGGCAGTCAGCTCAGAACTTTATTAAAGATAAGGTTGACGAGTCAAAATCGTTGGAAGTCAGGATTCAGGAACTTGAAGCTCAACTTAACCAAAGTACGAAGCTGGAAGATGCTTTAGCTCAATTAAAAGATAAAGAGGAATCCCCTGTGATTGAACCAGAACAACAACAAACCACTGAGTCAACCCCTCAAGTGGATGTAGATGCTTTAACAGCAGCCATTACCCAGTCTGTTATTGGACAGCTTTCTGAGGCTGATTCAGCCAAGGTACAGCAAACTAATAAGAGTCAGAGTATGGAAGCAGCTAAAGCTGTTTACGGAGAGAACTTTGAAAGTAAGCTCCGTGAAACCGCAGAAGGATTGGGTATGTCAGATAGTGACATTCTCCAAACTGCCGAGTCAAACCCTACACTATTTAAAAAGGTGTTTGGGCTTGATAAACAACAGAACCGAAGTTTTACGCCTTCTTCTGGCTTTAATGCTCCTGTCAAATCTGACAAGGTGGATTTGAAGCTAGGGAACAAAGGGTTTTCTACTTCTCAGATGCTAGGCAACCACATGTCTAACATCGAAGCTTTAATGAAAAAACATTCTTAATTTGAGGAAAGAATAATGTCTTACAAGTACAGTGATGTGCCAAATCTGGTACGCCAAGAGTTATACGATGCGGAGTTACTAAAGGCCAATGATGATTGGTTAATTGGTAAGCCGATGTTTGATGATGTTTCAGCTATCTTTGGTGATGGTGATACATTACAACGCACTAAAACTGGTCAACGTGCAATGTCTGATTATGAAGACGATGCTGCAATTGACTTCTCTAAAATGCAGACTAGCCGTGTGGACTTGAGCCTTACGGATTATAAACAGGATGCTTTCTACGTTACGGATAAGATGAAGCGTGATTCGCACCAAGCTGAGTCTTTCTTCGCGGAGAACGTACGCCAGAGCGCAATGGCTTATGAGCGTGAGATTGAGAAATCTGTCTTAGCTGTAGCTAACTCTCAGACTCTAGGCAATGCCAACACCATCAACGGTGCTGCACATAGGTTTAAGGGTTCAGGTACAAGCGCTGCTTTGACCCTTAAGGACATCAATGCTGTTAAGTATGCGTTCGACAAGGCTCTAGTCCCTGTCGCTAACCGTATGCTTATTATTACCCCTGAGATGGAGTTTGCTCTTAATGAGTTGCTTAACATTACAGAGGTGACTAACGGTAATAACTTCAACTTTAACGTAGACGGTTTAGTACAAACTGGCTTCGGTGAGAAGTTGGATATTGTTCGTAACATTGCGGGTATTAACATTATGGTCAGTCACAACCTGCCTGCTGTTGATGCAGAAACTCTTGCTAAGTACGACGGTACTAGCTCTGGTGCAGTGTCTGGTAAGCTGTGTGTTGCTATGTCAATGGCTGATGCAGGCTGTATGCCTTTCCACGGTGTTATCCGTCAAGCTCCGAGTTCTGAGTTTTTCCGTAACACTAACTACAAGCGTGACGAGTGGTCTACTACTGCTGAGTGGGGCTTCGGACTCAAGAAAGCTGAGTCTCTTGTTACTATTGCTGTTCCTAACTCTATCTAAGGGAGATTATTATGAGCGCACAACCTTTAAACCTGTTTGATGTAAATGATTACACTCAATCACGGAAGGGAGCTGTTGTAGGCAACTACGCAGCTAACACTAAACAAGCGGAATACGTTTTTGACGTTGCTACTGGCCCAGCCACTGGCACTGATGACTCTATCCACACTATCCCATCTGGTGCTGTTATCG